TATCCTGGAAAGTTTCCACAATATGTTGACGTTCCGAGTCTGGGGTCTCCCCGTGGAGCGCTGAGACCGCTTGTACGCTGTAGCGGTCTCGCAGGGCCTCAACAATCGAGCGTATGTCAGCTGTCCACGTTGCCCATACGATTGCCTTACCCTGTACCTCTTCACATAAGTCCAAAAGAGACTTGATGCGATTGGAAGAAAGATCGTGAACTTTGCCTTCGTCATCTGTCAGGTGACCGCAGCATATCTGTTGTAGCCGCATGATCTGTGTCAGGACACTGTGCGTCGTAGAAAGTTCTCCATTGCTCAGTTGCGCGAGAGCCAACTGCTTCATCTGTTTGTACGCTTTTTCCTGTTCCTTGGTTAAGGCTACTTCTCTCTTCTCGTAGACCTTATCAGGAAGATCCAGACAGTCTTCTTTCCGCACTCGAAAGGAGCTTTTGGAAAGCTTCTCCGTCAGCTCGTCCAGCCTCTGGTAACCTATAACTTGATTAAAGATCCTTGCACCCATGTGCTTCTTGTCTAGCAAAGCGTACCGTGACTGAAAGGCATAGAAGTTTTTGAACCCGAGAATGTCAGGGTCAAGGAAACCCATCTGGCTGAACAGGTCGAGGGGGCTCTTGGTGACCGGGGACCCTGTTAAAATCCTCCTGTACCGCGCACCACGGCCCACTGCACATAGCGCAATTGTCCGCTGGGCTCCACGGTTTTTGATAGTCGTACTTTCATCAACCACCATGATCGCCTTAAACATTTTGATAAAGGCCTTTGCAACGTCAGTGCCTTTTTCAGTGGAGAATGCTTCCACATTCATAAGCAAAAACTTGAGCTTCCCTGTTTTAGTGTACAGCGCCCGTAGCGACTTCTTGACCTTGTCTGTCAGATTGGGATTCCACAAAAGAACTTCCCGCTCTATGCGCGGAGGGAGGTGCGTTTCAATCTCGGCCACCCAGTTTGCAATTACCCCCTTTGGAGCAACCACTACAGCTATGTCTATCTTTTTCTCTTCAAACAAGAGCCCGATAGTGTCAATGGTCACCTTGGTCTTGCCTGTGCCCATGTCCATCAACAATGCATAATTAGTTTGCTCCGAGCTTTTGTCGAAGGCTTCTCTCTGATGAGCGTAGGGCTCGGTGAAGAATTTGAATTTTTTATCTTGCATAGTCCTAGGATTACCTATACAAGGTACGTGACCGTCCGTCAAGACGGTAGAAACAAGAAACATTAGGAAAGGAAAGTATGAAAGACATATTAGATCAAATGGCATCTGATGCCAACACATCTTCCTCAGACAAAATCGACAAGCTTGAGGATGGGAAACTGGATAAGGTCTCCCGTCTAGCAAATGAAGCTGCCCGATTGCAGGAAGATGTGGATAATGCCGAAGACTTGTATAAGAACTTCAAGAAATCCTTGAAGAAGGTTACAGACGAACTTCTCCCCGATGCGATGGAGGAGTTGGGTATTGAAAACCTTACCCTTTCTGACGGTAGCCGTATCGAAATCAAGCCCGTCTATTCGGCTACCATTTTGGTAGACAAAAAAGAAGAAGCCTTCAAGTTTATCCGCATGTGTGGTGACGATGACATTATAAAAAATAATGTAACTGTCACGTTTGGCCGTGGAGAAATGAACGAGGCAGAGGCTTTTACCGAATGGGTTGCGGATAAAGGTCTGATTCCAAACCAGACTCAAAAAATTGAGCCCTCCACGTTGAGGGCTTGGTTCAAGAGTCGCGTGGAAGACGGCTTACCTGTGACCACAGACGCGATAACCACTTACATGTCTAACCATGCGAAAATAACGAGGAAACGATAAAGATGGCAAGAACAGCAGTTGCTAAAAAGAAGAAAGCTGAAGTAATCGCGTTTAACCCCGATATGTTTTCGGCGGACGCTGGTGCTGGCTTAACGAACCTGGGAACCGAGGATTTGGCAATGCCTTTCCTCAGAATTCTCCAGAAGACTTCACCCGAGCTGGATGAAATAGACGCTCGGGCTGGAGACATCTATAACACGGTCACCAAGGAAGTCATCAACGGCTCTGATGGTTGCCGAGTAATTAATTGTGCTTACCGGCTAGAGCATATTGAGTGGGAGCCGTTGGGCCAAGGATCAAAGGCTCCTTTCAACATTTATCCAGCAGGGACTGCCCTACCAGACACCTTCCGCAATGATGACGAGAAGGACTTTAACGACTACGTTGTGGATGGCGATGGAAGGTATCTAGAGCGTACTGCTCAACACTATGTTCTTACGCTAGATGGCGAGGGGATGACGCAGCAAGCTCTGGTTTCCATGAAAACGACTCAGTTTAAGAAGTCAAAGCAGTGGAACTCCGCATTGAAAGCGGCAAAAATGAAAGACAGCAAAGGCCACCTTTTTGTGCCGCCTCGGTATGCTCAAATCTTTCGTCTCAAGACGCACAAGGAGGAGAACAAGAAGGGCAGCTGGTTTGGCTGGGAGATTAGCAAGGAAGGCTACATCGACAATGCCAACCTGTACGCTGAAGCCAAGATGTTTGCAGAAAGCATAAGCGCAGGACAAGTCAACGTCCAACATCAGCGCGAAGAGTCCAAGGTTAAACAGGAAGAAGTACCCTTTTAAGGGTGTTGCGAGGGGGGTAAAACCTCCTCGCTATTTTTTATGGAAAGGGAACTCATACAAAGATTCGCGCTCCTATTCCGGGGGCTCGACATGGCCTACGGCACCTTTGTCGTAACGGGGAAAAAAGCCAGCGGCAAGTCCGAGGGTAAGGCTACCTTTGTAAAAGAAAAACGGAACACAAATACTTTTGCCTCGCACCTTAACGGGGAACGCAGTGTCGGAATTGTCCCCATAAACGAGGACAGCCAGTGCTGGTGGGGCTGCATTGACATTGACATCTATCCGCTCGACCATTCCAAACTTGTACAAAAGATACACAAACTTAAACTCCCCCTTGTGCTGTGCCGTTCCAAGAGTGGAGGAGGTCACGTCTTCCTCTTTCTTAAAGAACCTATCCCGGCAGAGGCTCTGCAAAACAAGTTGAAAGAGATAGCCTCGGAGCTGGGTTGCGCTAAAGGCACCGAGATTTTTCCAAAACAGATTGTTCTTGTTCTCGAACGAGGAGACAAGGGCAACTTTCTAAACCTACCTTACTTCAACCATGAGAACGGACTCCGGTACGCCTTCAAACCAAACGGAGAGATGGCTACCCTTCAGGAATTTGTGGAGATGGCGGAGGCTTCCGCCGTTATGCCCGATGCTCTGGACAAGCTTCTGGTTAAGCAGACTCCGGAGGTTGACGAGCGGCTCAAGGATGGACCTCCCTGTTTACAGGTGCTGTTACGGCAGGGCTTCCCCGAGGGCACACGGAACAATGGCCTGTTTAACCTGGGAGTATACCTGAGAAAGGCGTACCCTGATGATTGGGAAACTAAAATCCTTGAGTATAACCAAGCAATTATGGACCCTCCTCTTGATCTTAAAGAGGTTAACATTGTCGCTGCTCAGTTGCATAAGAAAGACTATCAGTACAAATGTGAAGACCAGCCAATTTGCAATTTTTGCAATCGGGACCGTTGCCGTTCTCGCCGGTATGGTGTCGGAGGCGACATCAATACCGCAAGCATTGCGAACCTTCGTAAATACGATTCTGAGCCACCTCTCTGGTTCCTAGACGTAAACGGATCACCCGTGGAACTTGACACAGAAGCCCTTCAACGTCAGCCGAAGTTTCAGATTCTGTGCATGGAACAGATCAACCACATGCCACGCACCATTGCCCGACAGGCTTGGGAGTCGCAGATGAATGCACTTTTAAAAACCATGGTGGAGACAGAAGGTGCTATCATTACAACTTCCGAAGACACAAGTCTGCGAGGTCAGTTTTACGAGATGCTAGAAGAGTTCACCACGCACATGCAGTCCGCTCTTGATAAAGAAGAGATTTTGCTTCGCCGCCCATGGACCAATGAGACAACCCATCGTACCTACTTCCGGCTCAAGGACTTTGAGGGTTATCTCAAACGCAACAAGTTCACTGAGTACCGTTCCAACAAGATTGCACAAAGGCTGCGCGACATTGACGGACAGTCCGAGCAGTTACGGATAAACGGCAGACCTATACGATGCTGGAGCATTCCAGCCTATGAGGAGATCGAACAGGAGTTCAGCTCTCGCTTTGAAGGACCCGAGGAGCCCTTCTAATGCGGCAAAAGAAAGTCTTCTGCCGACACTGCTACAAAGCCGCTGTTACCGTGGTCTCTGAAGTACCACTTTGTCCTGAGCACTATTTCCTTGGCGTGGCAGAGGAAGTCAAGACATATAACAACGAGCAACAGGACCATTGGTCCGCTCTTCTTAGGGAGTTGCGGCTGGAGAAAAAGCTATCACAAAAGGAACTGGCAGACCGCACGTTTTTGTCGCAGCGCACTATATCCGAATACGAAAATACAAGTAAGCCACGCCAACTCTCCATCTATAAAGTCGAAAAAATGCTTCATGCCATGGGGTACGATTTAGATGCCATTGTAAGGAAAAGAGATGATTAGAATATTTGGACCACCCGGAACTGGAAAGACAACAACCCTGCTTAACCATGTTGAGAAGCTTCTGGCAGATGGCGTGAAGGCAAATGAAATAGGCTACTTTGCATTCACCAAGAAAGCGTCCAACGAAGCTCGGGACAGAGCCGTAGCAAGATTTAATCTGGACCCGGAAAAAGACTTTCTGTTTTTCCGAACACTGCACTCCATGGCGTTTCAGTCCCTAGGCCTCAGCTCCGCAGATGTCTTGAAAGAGAGTCACTTAAAAGAGTTTAGCGAGAAGGTCGGCGTGAACCTTGTGGATGGAGTAGAGATATCCGAAGATGAAGGCTTCGTCACTTTCCGCAGCAGCCATCCAATAATGAGAGCGATTGACTTAGCACGGACCACGCTCCACGGCCCTCGGTGGGCTTACAACAATACAGACCTTCTGGAGCCCTTCTATCATTTTGAACATATCTTCAATGAGTACGAAAGCTTCAAGCAAGCGAACCACCTTACTGACTTCACAGACATGTTGTCTAAACTTGCAGCATCCCCGGAGCTTGTCCCAAAACTGAAAGTAGTCTTTCTGGATGAGGCGCAAGATCTCACGCCGTTACAGTGGGAGATCGCGCATATCTTAAATTCAAAATGTGAGCGGATGTACATAGCGGGAGATGATGACCAAGGTATATTCGGATGGAATGGGGCAGAGATAAAAAAGTTCATAACACTTGAAGGAAGCAGTGAGGTTCTCAGTCAGAGCTATCGCGTTCCTTGGAAAGTTTTTGAACTAGCCAACCGGATTGTCAACCGCATACGAACCCGTCAGAAGAAGGACTGGTCTCCCCGAGCTGAGAAAGGGAGCGTGAGGACTGTGTCAGACCATTATGGAATAGACTTTTCAGATCAATGGCTTATCATGGCTCAGGCCAATTACATGCTCAACGACATTGCGTACTTTTTGAAAAGTCAGGGTTACTATTTTGAACGCTACAACTCCCCGTCTCTCTCCAAGAAAGTGCGCTCTGCTATCTCTACATGGGACTACCTCTCCAAGGGCAACAATCGAGAAGCCTCGCTCAAAGAAGTCGAGAACCTCTACAAGCACATTAGCAGTGAGGACGGGCGGTTGAAGAGAGGAAGCAAGAACCTTTTGAAATCTTCCAACCCACAGGACCTCTTCACCATGGGCCTTCTCAAAGAACACTTTGGTCTCGAAGCAGAAGGTGGTTGGGAACAAGTGCTGG